TTAAAGTAGTACCATCTGAACTTTTCCACCATTCTTTTGTTTTATAATCGTAAGAGTATTTATATTCTCCACCTTTGGATAAATTTATAAATTTTGAACCCGACGCGGTTGATAACCAAACAGAATCAAATTTTGGTTTACCTACTTTATAAGATTTAAGAAATGTACCACCATATGGATTAGTACTAATCTCATCTAAATCGTATATACTTTTTTTACCATATTTTTTACTAAGGTCATCCGAAGAGTTTGCCCATTGTCTATACAATTTGGCAATAGTTTTTTGTTTTTCAGTAACAACACCATTTACGGATAAATCTTCGATATTTGAAGTACTTCTATAATTTAGTAGACTGTTACCAACTGGCACCTGCCAACTAATAAGTTGTTCAGATAAAAACACACGTTTATATTGTTCTTCAGTTATTACTACTCTTTTTTTCATATTTTAAACATTAGTTAATACAAACGTACCAACATCCATTTTATCTGTTTCTGTTGCCTTTTGAATAACAATTCTTTGTTTATTAGGATTGATATTAAGTTCTTTATAGATGTAACTTATATATTCTTTTGTGAATTTTATATTTCCTTTATCTGTTTTATCAACCAAAGATACATTCATCTTAGAACGGAAATTAAATTTATTTGCCCCAACCTTTTTAACTATGGCGATTTTAGTACCATTTTGATCCTTAACTACATATCTACCACCCTCTCTACCACCTTCGGCTTTTGCATCATCGAAAGTATCACCAGTAATTTCTTCATCACCCTCACCTGCGGTAAGTTCTTTCATTTTTTTGGTTGGTGGAATACCCAATGTTTTATACATAATTCTTATCTCATCACCTTTTCTAAATAAACCTTCTTTTTCAAATATCTCCCAAAAACCATTCATACACCATTGAACACCTTCAATCTCTCCTTTTTCAAAAGATTCTTTTGTTTCCCCTTGTCTAACTCTTTTATACATAGATTTCATGTGTTCTCTACACTCGTCTTTACTCATGTTAATTTCTTTTCTAGTTGCATCAACATCGTCCTTTCTCTTATCTTTCGCATCTTTTGCATCTTCTTTAGAAGAGAAATCACCCATAGGGTTAGTTCCAGTCTTAGACTTAAACCAGTCAGATTTTAATGCCGTAGCAAATTGAGTTTTAAATGATTCTGAATCCTTAGTACCTACTTCGTTAGATGATAATATAAACCCATCTCCACTACTAATTGATAATGCTTTACCTTCAGGACCAATACTTAAAGAACCAACCCAAGCCGTAACTAATCCATCCGTAACAGTAAACTTAACTGTAAATTTTAAAGATCCCCTATTATAATCAAAATCTTTAAAGTCTTATGTTTTTTCAAGATCCTCTAATTCATTCTTTACCTTAACAATGTTATAAGGTTTAAATTCTCTAAAATATGAATTTTCACCGGGACCACCTTTTTTGAAGTCGTTGGATGTTAAAATTTCATCGTATTTATCGATAGGGTCACCATTTACGTCCTCAGTTATAAGATTACCAAACATTCTCTCTTCAGTAAAAAGAGACTTCATTCTTTCGATTTCTTCATTTAAACTATTCGTATATCTTTTCATTTTTTTGTTTTTATATAAATATTATAGATTTATAAAAAAGGTGGATATAAACAAAAAATCCTTACCATATAATATATATACGATAAGGATTTTGTAAATATGTAAATAAACCGTATTAGAATACGTTTATCGCTCTGTCAAATCTAAGTGTACAAGTAATATCTGCCAAATCTGAAGATGAGTAATCTAATCCACCAAAGTCAACATCATTTAATTGACAACTTTGAAGAATCCATTTTTGAACAACAACTCCTGTTGGGTCCAACATTTCTAATTCAACATCTTTTTTGTAACCTGCAGCATAACCTTGTCTACCTGTTACTGATTCAGAGTGTAAACGAACCCACTCCATTAACGCTTGTGTTGCAGAAGGTCCGATTGGATCTCTAAACGTTACGGAAATTGATTCCCATCTAAATCTACCGATAACATAAGTCTCAGTATTTAGGAAAGGTATCGCTACCTCATCACTTGTATATTTTGGTCTAGACGTAGTAGATACCCACCACTCTTGAATTCCTAACTCATCAGGAAATCTCAAAATAAACCTATTCTTTCTTAATGGTTCATAAGGAACAGGCATTCTCATTAATAAATCCGCCATTTTAATTTGTTTTTAATTTTTTTGTTATAGTTGTATTATTTATTATATAAATATTGTGTTTTTGAAAAAAATTATTTTTTTATAATTATTCTTTTCTTTTTAGGATTTTTAGGGTCAGATGTATCGTAGATAATAAAATTTATTTCGGGATATAATTTTTGTAATTCATCCTCTATTAATTTTTCTATTATTTTAACATTACCTTCATCATCGTCACTAAATCCAACACTAATCCCTTCAAACTCAGAATTATTTTTTATCTCACCCACTTGTTTAACCACTTTTTCTACGAAACTTCTAAACGCAACCTCTTTACCTTTTTCAGGATTAGTACCACTTAAATTTAAATCAAATTTATTTAAAAATTCTTCTGAAGAAACTGGGTGGTAATCTTGTAAATTCAAATACTCATCAATAGACAAACCGTTTAGATTTTCTTCCATTTCTTTTTTCTCACCCCAACTTAGTGATTTTTCGATTATTATCTTAATACCATCTTTTATGGCTTGTGGTGGATTAGATCTTGCAGTAATTATTGAGAAATCACTCCCACTTATCAAAGCCTCTTTAAACTTATTAAAACTTGGACCGTAACTTCTGTAATTTAATGCCTCTTTCACATCTCTTACAAATGCATCATAATCTCTAAAATCTTTAAATGATTGTTTAATGTCATTGTTGAGATATCTAAACTCTCTACCTATTTTATGCCTAATACTTCTAAATTGTTCAGTAGAAACGGATACTGGAACCCACATCAAACCATTTATACTATAGTCTAAGTGTATTCTAGTTGGCATGTTAAGAATATTATCATCCCAGTCAAACGAATAAACTTTCTTTTTAGTCTCTTTTAAAATTTTGTACTGTGATTCAGTAATTTTAATATTCATACTATATAAATATTTGTAAAAATAAAAAAACCCATCGATAAGACGGGTTTTAAAAAATGTTTTTTATTTTTTTAATTCATTACAGGTGAACCCGTTTTATCTTTAAGGCAATTTAACGCAGTTAACGCTTTCATACCCATACCAAGTGGATCACTCGCTATCATTTTACCCAACTCTTCCATACATTTGGCTGCATCACCTGACACACAAGCCATAGGTGGTTTAATACCTGCTTCTTTACAACACTTTGCTAAATCTTCTTTTGGGTCACCCTCAGTTTCTTCTCTTAATACTATAGAAACAATTCTTTCTAATTCACTTTCTGTAAGTGTTATGATATTACCGTTTTTCTTAATTTTCATTTTATTTATTTTTAATTGTTACCATTTAGGACATTGAGTACCTAAATTTTTATGTTTTTTAGGATCACCGTGTTTAGTAAACATTTTTTTAATTTTTCTTTTAAATCTATGTAAATTTTTAGGTAAATCTCCCGTTCTCAAAAAGTTATCTATTTTCACTAGTAACTTTTCTAATTTGGTTGGATCTGGATTGTCTTCGTCAATTTCATCTAATTCTACATCTAAACTTGTAGTATCCTCAGCATTTTCTTGTTCATTTGCGTCTTGTTCTCTAAGTAATTTCATAGTTATTCTTCTCAAATCACTCTCAGACAAAGTAATAATTTTTCCGTTTTTTTTAATTCTTAATCCCATTTTTTTTATTTTTTTTTTATTTTTATTTAAAATAAAATAAGGGGGTTATCCCCCCTTATTTTTTATGATTAAATATCGTCAAAACTTGCTCCAGTATTTGTGATATTGAATTCTATTGATATAAATTCTAATGATCTTGTTGGTTTAACAAAAATTCTACCATTCAATTCATTTCTATCAATTGATTCTGGTGTATCATCTAACACAACTCTAAAGTCTGTCAAACCTCTTTCTTTTCTAATGTTATCTAAGATTGGGTTTACTAAACTTAAGAATTGATTTCTAACCACTTCGTCATTCTGTTCAAATAACAATCTGATAGAAACTGCTGATATAAGTTTTCTTGCTTGTAACAATAATCTTCTAACGTTAATTCTGTTAAGTGCACTTTCTCTAACTTGTAATGTCTTATTACCAAATATAACTACCCCAACATCTGAGAATGTAGCCATTGGGTTAATTCTACCTTCATAAAGATCATCTCTATCGTCTAATTTAAGTTTTACTCTCGCTTTAACTGCGTTTGTTGTACCTCTATTTAAACCTGCTGCTGCGAACCAAGGGAACGCAACGTTATCAGTAAGTGCGATGTTTCTCATAACCTCTACAGTTGGTGGTAACCAAACATATCTGTTATTTTCAGTATCGTTCATCTGAATCCAAGGCCAGTATGTGGCAGAATAGTTAGAATCTATTCCTGAATCATCTAATAAGTTAACTGCTTCATCAGGACTTAATGCTACTCCGTCAACATCAGTATCTGGTGTTGTCATAACATATAAAGAATCCGCTCTATCAACCTCAATCATATCCACTGCGTTTTCAATCAAACTAATGTTATCTCTAAGGTCGATTCCTGGTGTAGCAAAAACGTTAATGTTTACCGCTTCAGGATTACTAAAAGTATATATACCGTTTAAGTATGCGTAAAAGTCAGATGTAATTCCATTGTCACCTTCACTAGTGATAAACGATGTGAATGTTCCGTTAGTTAATCCAATTGAACCTTTAGATCCTGTCTTAGTATAAGCATCTGTGTTAGTTCTTGTGGTTCTGTATTCGTCCCATCCATCCCATCCACCAAATGGTGTTAATGTGAATTTTCTTGCTGCTAATTTTTCGTAAGGTCCACCTACTAAACTTGCGTCTGTAGTGAACGCTGAAATACCAACTTGTAAAGTAGGAACATAACTATTAGGTCCTAATTCTACTGTTGCACCATTTGCGTTTACATCTAAGTGGAATCCATCAGTTTTACCTGTATATTCACCGTTGTTAACTGCGTTTTTACCTTTATAGTCGAAGAAGTCTTGATCGACACCTATCTCACTATTTAATCCTAAATAAACTTTTCTTAATTTATTTGTATTAAAGTCATCGTATCTAGTTTTATACTCAATTTTTGGTGCTAATGAAGTTCTGTTACCGATATAAGTTCTATTAAGAAAACCTTCAAATCCTGCAGGGAAGTGGTTACCTAAATCTGGGTCATTTACATCATAAAATTCAATCATAATGTATTTACTTCTCAATGGGTATTCACCATCTACAGTACCAATCTTTCTACCTAAGAATCCTGAAGTTGTACTATCTAAACTAATAGAAGAAAATTTCTCAACTACGTTTGGATTGGCATCAGTATCGTAGAAACTTCTTACCACTAAGTCAAAAGTTTTATTATCTGGTTGAATATTTAAAATTGAAATTTTAATGTCTTCATTCGCAGCGTTACCATCAGATATTGTTACAAATCTAAATAGTCTTTGTAATGTTGCACCTGAACCAGTACCTTTTAATTCTGAAAGAACCCATGGTGAAGCCGCAGATTTCCAACCCTCTAAATAATTATTAAAGTTATTTGTTGATGTTGCAGAAATCTCTAAGAAAGTCACATCTAAACCTCTAACTTGATCTTTAGCAATTAAATCTTCTAATACATTAGTGTAAATTTCCTCAACCCATAATTCTGTTTCTTTATCTTGTATTGAACTACCGAATACTCTTGGTAAGAAATTCTTTTTAGTTCTATCCATAGATACATCATATGTAAATGCGTCACCATTACTTGCAGTTCCGTTAATATTAAATGATGCTAAAGCATTTGTGACAATATTTGATGTATTAGTCATAAACGCATTTGTTGTACCAGTTACGTCATAAATAATTTCTTGATTTGCTTGATCGTAAGTACCTCTAGGTCTTAAAGTGGCAATTACACTACCATCGATATCACTGAAACAAGAAGCGGTGTATGTTACTACAGTACCACTAGTAGTACCAGTTGCAAAACCACCTGGAGATGTTCCTGCAGAAGTTACTGTCATATTAAAGGTAGCCCCACTAAAATTACAACCAGTTTTAACATATACTGGTGATGTAACACTAATGGTTGTTCCTGTAGTTAGTAACCCTATAGTTGTAAAACTAGATGTAATTTGATTATCGTTATATAATGCCTGTAATACAGGTGCTCCCCACGTAAGTGTAATTGGGTTACCTGTTGTTTGTGCAGAATAAGTTAATAATGTTGCGTAATTTGTTGATGTTCCTGATGCAACTGTATCTGGATCTTCTGATGAATCCAATGTAATTGACCAAGAGTCACCTGCTTTATATCCTGACAAACCTAAAACCCTACTAACATATAATTGATTAGTTTGACTTAAAAATGATTTGGCAATATAATTTAATTCGTATTTTTGGTATCCGTTCCCTTTATACTTTTCAGGGTTCAGTCCACCAAAATAACTGATAAACTCATCGTAATTAGAAATGAAGACTGGTTCAAACGCTGGACCTTTAGGTGTTTCACCCAATAACCCCAATGTTGTAACCCCAACCTGTCTAGTAACGAAAGTTAAATCTTTTTCCGATGTAAACACACCAGGACTCACAAAAATTCTATCTGTTGATGCCATTTAAATTTAATTTATTTTTTATTATTGATTTCGTTTTTTATTATAAATATGCCGATATTTTTGAAAAATTTATTTTTAAAGTTCCATTTTTAAAAATAGTATGTTAATTATCATACTTTTATCATACTTATTATAAAAACTGTTATGAAAAGGGATAAAAATTTAAAAATCACACCCCAAACCCATAAAATATTGAAAAAATATTGTGAAGAAAATGGTTTGAAGATGTTTGCCTTTGTAGAAAAAATTATTAAAGATACGTGTAAACCTAAAAAAGATATATATGGTGATGACGAATAATATTTATTTTTTTGTAACATACCTTAATATTGGTATATGAAAAAGTTACTATTGATAACCCCACATTTATCCACTGGTGGTGCACCACAATTCACTTTAAATAGGATTGAATTATTAAAAGACACTTATGATGTATACTGTGTCGAATACGATTTTTTATCACCACACTTTGTAGTTCAAAGAAATAAAATTATAGAATTATTAAAAGATAAATTTTTTGCATTAGAACACGATAAAGATAATCTTTTAAATATCATTAACACTGTTAAACCAGATATTATATCTATTGAGGAATTTTCAGAAACATTTATAGATAACCATTTATTAGAATTTTTATATAAAAAAGATAGAACGTGGAAAATATTTGAGACTACACATAGTTCTTATAACAACTCAAATATTAAAAGATATTTTCCAGACAAATTCATATTCGTTTCAGAATGGTCTAAAAAGATGTATTCTCACTTTGGTGTGGAATCTGAGGTAATAGAGTACCCAATAGATAAAAAAGAAAAAAAGGTAGAAGAATCTAGAGAAAAACTATTATTAGACAATGATTATATCCATATATTAAATGTTGGTTTATTTACGCCAGGAAAAAATCAAGGATATGCATTTGAAATCGCAAGGAGATTTTTAGATAAAAAAGTAATTTTTCACTTTGTTGGTAATACGGCAGGTAATTTTGAGGATTATTGGGGTGAGATTTTAAAAGATAAACCTAGTAATTGTATATTGTGGGGTGAAAGAGAAGACGTGGAAGACTTCATTATGGCATCTGATGTCTTCTTATTTAGTTCGATATTAGAACTTAACCCATTAGTTATTAAAGAGGTTATGAGATATGATACACCTATTTTTATGTTTAATTTGGAAACATATTGTGGTGTATATAATAACAATGAAAACATTACTTTCTTATCTGGTAACGTTAGTGAAGATGCTAATAATTTAAAAAAATTATTGGGATTCAAAAACGAAAAATCAAATGATAAGTTCGATAAATCATATGTTTATTACGCAACTGAAAAATATTTTGATATTGTAAAAAAATCTGCAGAATCAATTAGACAGTTTAGTGACAAACCTATAATTGTTTATTTACTAAATTCTGATAAAAAAATTGATGTTGAGAATACAATTACTGTAAATTGGGAATGTGATATTAGTGAATCTGATAATATGTTTATTAATGAAAATGATAATTTTTATATAAATAGATCTAATAGTGAGATATATAACATTTTAATACAAAGACCTTTAATAGTAAAAGATGCCTTAGAAAAATATTCTAATGTTGTGGCGTATGTTGATAGTGATTCTATTGCAACTATAAGTGTTGACAATATTTTCAATATGTATGATGAAAACCTTAATTACCCTTATTTCGTAGAAGGTATTTATGATTATTTAATCATAAACGGTAGAGGTGGTGCATCTTCTAAAGATAATCTATCTGGTACATTAGAACACGCAACTTGTGAATTATTTAATGTAAACCAAAAAGTTAGAGAGAAATATAGACAAACTGGTTATTTTGTATCGGGACAAAATACAACTGACTTTTTGAACGAATGGTACCAAATGTGCACACATTCTGAAATATTAAAAAATAATGATTGGTATGCACCTTTTAATGAAGAAACTATTCTTAATGTATTACTTTGGAAAAGAAATATAACAGATGGATTACCGTACATATATGTTAACGGTTCATTAGATACAATAGACAAAGTTTATGATATTGGTTTCAATGGAGTCGACACACACCACGGTGATTGGTTTAAAATACCTAAAAAAATAGATAATTTATTATTTTATCACGGAGAAAAGAGGATTGATGTATTAGATAAAATGATAAAAAAACTGAAGGGGTTATATTATAAAAATATAAAAATTGCGGACGCAGGTTATGTAATTAATTTACCACATAGAGTAGATAGAAAAGAAAGTGTGATAAAAACACTTAATGATTTAGAAATAACGGGTTATGAATTTGTCGATGGTACTATCATAGAGAATCCCGAATATAAAAAATTAGGTTGTACTGCATCTTATTTAGAAATTTTTAAAAACTTTTTAAATGGTGATTTAGAAAATATAATTGTTATAGAGGATGACGTTAAACTAATGAATGGTGTAGATAAAAACCATTTAGATAGCATATTCAATGTATGGGACAAAACAGTAAAAAATTATGATGTTGTTGCGTTAGGTGTTAAACTTTTACCTAGAAGTGAGATTATAGTTAACGGTGACACACACGGTGGTTTTGAAGAAATGTTATGTAGTCAATCTTTATTTTACCATAGACACTTTATAGAACATTACGTTAGTCAAATGGAAAATTATATGAATCCTGAACATTATCTTTATAAATGTACAGTAGATATGTTTTTAAATGATTGTTCTTGTGAAGAGTATAGATTCATTCACTCAAAAAACCATAAGAAATTTAATTTTGGTATTACATTACCAATGGTATTCACACAAACAGATAGTTTTTCAGATAACGAATTATTCTTACAAGAGTATGATAACGTTATGGAAAATTCTTTTTGGGAAAGTTTAAATAAAAATGGTAAAAAAAATAATGATATTATTAAAAATATTGGGTCAGTAGATTCACAAAAAACTAAAGAAAAATATCTTAATGTTATGGAACAAACAAAAATGAATTATAGTGAAAACATTAAGTTTAATGTTAACTTTGTAAACCAACCATTCTTTGAAATATTAGGTAATTCTGATAAAAAATATAATGTTGAATTTTTTGACACGAATGGAAAACCAACATATAATACTATATTAGGTACAAATATGTGGTCAAAATTAAATCGTAATTACTTTGAGAATTGGAAGATAAAAGTAACTTCTGATGACGGTTATGAAAAAATTATTAATTATGACGCAAAAGGTAAAAGGGTGTATATTGCATTAGACTCATCTGCGTTAGGTGATACAATCGCATGGATTCCATATATTGAGGAATTTAGAAAGAAATGGGACTGTGAGGTAATAGTATCAACTTTTTGGAATCAACTATTTGAGAAGTCTTACCCTAATTTAATTTTTAGTAAACCAGGTGTACCAGTCCATAATTTATATGCGATGTATAAGATAGGGTGGTTTTATGATTCAGATATGGAACCTGAAACACCAAATACTATCCCACTACAAAAAACTGCGACAAACATTTTAGGTTTAGAATATAAGGAAATAAAACCAACCGTAGACTTTACACCAAAAAGTAATCCTGTAGGTGAAAAATATGTCGTAATCTCACCATATTCTACGGCAGGTTTAAAACATTGGGATTGGAAAAAATGGGAAAGTGTATGTGAATGGTTAGATAACTTAGGTTATACGGTATATAATATCTCAAAAGATAAAGTTCAGAATAAATACGTTAAAAATTTAAAAGACACATCAATAGAGAATACGATGAATTATATATATCATAGTGAATTTATGATTGGTTTATCTAGTGGACTATCTTGGTTGTCTTGGGCAATGAATAAACACGTATTTATGATATCTAATTTTACTGAACCTGATCATGAATTCACATCAAACTGTACAAGATATATTAATAAATCAGTTTGTAATGGTTGTTGGAATAACCCTAAATTCAAATTTGATAAGGGTGATTGGAATTGGTGTCCTGAACATAAGAATACTGAAAGACATTTTGAATGTCATAAATCGATAAGTGTTGACGATGTAATCAACGGTATAAAAAAATATTTATCTTTAGAGAATAATGATGGACATTATGATTTCATCGAAATTGGTACCTCAGATTTTGATACTTTAATTGAAACATCTGATGATAAAACTGTTGGGATTAGTATCGAACCGATTAAATACTATTTAGATAGGTTACCTGAAAGAAAAAATGTTAAAAAATTACAAGTGGCGGTATCGGACACTGATGGTTTTATGGATATCTACTATATCCCTCATGAAAAAATGGTAGAGTACTCACTTCCATTTTGGGTAAGGGGTACAAATTCTATTAATCAACCTCACCCATTTGCGTTAAAAAAAATAGGTGAAGAAATTTATAATAAAATTGTACAAATAGATAAAGTACCAACGGTAACGTGGGATACCTTAGT